CCGCGCAGTGACGACGATGCGGCGATGCTGGATTGGCTAGCCAGTTGCGGAGACTTCACAGCTCGCACCGTCCCGAGCATCCCGCACGACTACGAACTCGAAGTCGAGGGTGACGACGACGCATACCGCGTCTTCAAGGGCGAGAACTTGCGGGACTGCGTTCGCGCCGCCATGGCGAAGGAGAACGGGTGATGGCCGCGCTCGCGCCGGCACAGCGCGGGCTGCTGGAACGAGCTGCTCGGAGCCCGTTCGGCCTCGTGGACGTTCGTGGCCTGCGCACGGCGGAATCGCTCGCTCGGCTCGGGCTCATGAAGCACCTGGGCAGCTCTCGAACCCTGTCGTGCGCCGCCTCGTTCCAGATCACGGACTCAGGACGCGCCGCTGTTGCGCAGGAGGATCCCCACAATGCGAAGTGAAGAAGCCCTCAAGCTGGCGCGCGAGGCGCTGGTCAAGCTGTCCGAAAAGCCGAGCGTGTTCGATCGCTCCCGCGCCGGCATCGCTGCCGCCATGGGCGAGCGCCGCAAGATCGCTGAGGACGCGCTCGCATGCTTCGACGCCGCCCTTGCCTCCCACGCTGGCGCAGCGGTGCAGCAAGAGCCGATCGACATGGTACTGCACTGCCCGGCGTGCGGGATGCAGCACGTCGACGCGCCCCAGGATCATCCGCTCGACCCCTGGCTGAACCCGCCTCACCGCTCGCACCTGTGCAAGGGCTGCGGCCACATTTGGCGCCCGGCTGACGTGCCAACCAACGGCGTCGCCGCGGTCAAGACGCGCGGGAAGGCCGACTCGCCAATCGCGCCAGGCGCGGTGCAGCCACCGCGGAAGCCCGACTGGGAGCTGAGGCTGGAAGGTGCTGAGGCCTTCGCGGAAGCCTACGGCGAGCAGGACGACGCGGGGCGGGAGGGGCGCGAGCCGCTGAGCGAGGCGACGATCGACGAATGGGTGCTGCCCGGCGAGGTGCGCGCCCAGGGCGACTATGCCTGCATCCTGTGGGCGATCCGCAAGACCGAGCAGTCGCACGGCATCCACAGCATTGCCGAGCCGGGCAAGAACTGGGAGCATTGCAAGCACGCGCAGGGTGGCGCGAAATGCGTCAGCCATTGCGGCGACCCTATCTGCCTGAACCAAAAACCGTGACGGCCGGCTGCCCGTCGTTTTCTCTCGAAAGGAAGTCCATCATGCTCCGAAAAACCGACCTGAAAACCTTCGCGACGGTCGTCGCGGTCATGCTGCTCTGCACCCTGTGCTTCGTCGCCTGGAACCCCGCGCACGCGGCGCCGAGCGGGCAGAACGCCGCGCCGCTGGTCTCGCACAACGTCGACGACTCGACCTTCACCGTCCTGCCTGCGGGCCACGACACGGTGAATTTCATGCACGTCGTGCCCAACGACACGCGCCAGGCCTCGCCCGCGCTGACGCCCAGCCTGAACGACCGGCCGCGTGTCGACGCCTACGGCAAGCCCACGACCGTGGCGCCGTTCCTGTGTCCGGGGCACTGCCCCCACGACACGTGCTACACCGGGTACAAGTGCACTCCCAACGCCCAGCCAGAGGGCATCGACAAGCTGCGCCGCGAGCGAGTCTGACGCGAACGTGACGTCTCGGCGGCGCGATGCGGTTTCGCTCAAAGCTCGCGCCGCCGAGCGCTGACCTACGCTCCGCGGTCTCACGGCTCGTCGCCGCCGAGATCGCGGAAGCCAAGCGGGGCTTTGCGCCCCGCAACCTGGTTTCCCATCATCCTGGCCGAGCTCGCCGCAGCGCGTGCCGAAGTCGAAAGGTTCCTCGACATGGCCCTCCCCACCAACCATCCGCGCGCCGAAGAGGTGACGCCCCGCTTCAAGGCAACCGGGCTGCGCCTCGTCGCCGCGTCGAGCTGCGAAGCCGATCTCGATGGCGCCGTCAGCCGGCTCGTGCACGTGCACCTGGCCACACCCAGCGCGCTTCACCCCCTCATCGGCGTTTCGGTGCTCATGCCCGCGGCCGACACCTTCGACTGGGATCTCTTCGTTGACGTGCTGCTCGAGCCCGGCAGCCTGCCCCCGGGCGTGCAGTCGGGCGTCATCGAGTCCTTGCGCAAGGCCGGGCATCGCTACCACGTCAAGGATGGCGGCCTGCGCGGCGTCGCGCGCCTGAGCCTCTTCTCGGTCGACATCGAACCCTCGCTGGCTGGCATTCCGCCCGAGCCTGTGCCGGCTGTCGAGGAAGACGATGAAGCCTTCTGGTGAAAGGAGAACTGAAATGTTGCGTTGCAAGCCTGACGATCTCGCCTACATCAACCGCGGGCCGAATGCGGGGTGCTTGGTCAAGTGCCTGCATTTCGATCCGTCCCACGTCCACGAAGATGCGCCCGGGCGTGGCTGCTGGAAGATTCGATCGGTGGGCCGTCAGCTCAACACGACCGCTTGGCGTGAATACACGTTCCTCGGCTTCACGTGGCGCCGTCATGTGCGCAAGGGCGTCCCGGCGCTCGAGGGGATGGTGCCCGACTTCGCGCTGACGCCGATCCGTGATCCTGGAGAGCAGGCCGCCGACGAGTTCGCGGCGCGCCGGCAATCTTCGTTCCCCGTTGGGCAGGAGGACGCCGTACACTGCTAGCCCGGCCACAAAGAAAAGGCCCCGAGCTGTTGGAGCAGCGCGGGGCCGGAGGTGGCAATCTGCGAGGTCAAACGCACGTGCCAGATGACGAACAGCATTCTACATGCCTGCACGGCTGTGTAGGCAACCCCCAACAACACCAACGCCCAGCCCGGCCGCACGCGAGTGCGCGACCGGGCTTTCTGCCATGACGACACCCGATCTACTCCCTATCCTGCGTCACTCAAGCCGGCGCATGTCCAAGCACTGGTTGCCTGACGGCACCCTGCGCCCCTACGACGACGCCAAGTATTACCGGCTCGAGCAGCGGCCCGTCTCGTCGCTGGCAGACCTGTCGGCAACCCTCACTGAGCTGGAGCACGATCCACACGCCTGCGTCATCCGCGGGCAGTGGGTCGGCGCGGAAGAGGCCGAGCGGCGCGACGCGGCCGAGTACCGCAAGGGCAAGGTGCGGCGCGCCCTCGCCCAATTCGACGACGCACCGCGACGTTGGATGCTCGTCGACGTCGACCGCTACGAGCCCAAGCGCGCGGCCGCGGTGGGCGACGAGGACGCCGCGATCGCCGAGTTCGTGCGCGAGTGCCTGCCGCCCGAATTCTGGGGCATCGATTGCCATTGGCAGTACAGCTCGAGCGCGGGCAGCGCGGGCGCAGGGCGTGCGCTCAAGCTGCACCTGTGGTTCTGGCTGGACAAGGCTGTCGACTCGGCCACGCTCACGGTCTGGGCCAAAGGCCGCCCGAACGTCGACGCGGCCGTCTACCGCACCGTTCAGCCCCACTACACCGCGGGGCCGACCTTCGACGCGGGCGTGCGCGACCCGATCGCGCGCCGCTCGGGCTACTACGAGGGCTTGGCCGGCGACGTGGTCCGCCTCAACCTGTCCAAGGTGAGCGACGTGGCCGCGCGCGCGGCGCGCGAGACGGGCGGCGGGCGGCATGTCGTGCTGCGCGGCATCGCGACCGCCGACGCCGTCGCGGCGCGCCTGGCCGAGCTGGGGCTGGTCAAGTCGCAGGCCCGCGGCGGCGAGCTCAACATCGTGTGCCCCTTCGCCGAGCTGCACACCGGCGGCGCCGCGGGGCAGGACGGCGAGACGTCCACCCAGTATTTCCCCGCCCACACCCACGGCTTCCGGGTCGGCAACTTCAAGTGCATGCACGCGCACTGCGACGGCCGGCCGCGCGCCGTCTGGCTCGCACGGCTCGACCTGCGCGACGAAGACGGCGAGATCCTGCGCGGACGCGAGGAAGGCCCGAGCGCCGAGGGCTTCGGCCCGGTCGAGGACGACGGCGAAGCGGGCGACGAAGACGCGCGGACCGCTGACCCTACTGACGACGAGGACTTCTGGACGCCTGTCGCCGAGACGGTGGACGAGGTCAACCGTTCGGACGGCAGCGACGATGAGGACTTCTGGACGCCGATCCCGGAGCCCGCTGGGGGAAGCGCGCCAGCGCGCGAGGAGCGGCGCGCGGTGGACCGCAGCGCCGCGCGCGCCACGGCAGCCGAGAGCGCGGCTGCGCCCGAGGTCGAGCTGAAGTCCATTCCCCAGGCCAAGCACCTGTGCACCGACCAGGCCAACGCGCGCCGGCTCGAGAAGAAATTCAAGTCGAAGGCCTTCGTCGCCGATGGCGTCTGGCACACCTGGGACGGCAAGCGCTGGGCGCGCGACGAGCGCGACGTCTGGGTCATGGCCTGCAAGCTGTCGGCCATCGTCAAGGCCGAGGCCGCTGCCTGGCTCGCGCGCCCGGCCGCCGACGCATCCGAGGCGAAGGTGAACGCGGCCGTGGCGGCGGCGCTCGAGAAATGGTCGACGAAATGCGAAATGAAGGGAACGATCGAAGCCGCGGTCGGCCTGGTGCGGAAAATCCTGGCCGTCGATTCCGAGAAATTGGATTCCGATCCGTGGGCGCTGAATTGCCTAAATGGCACCGTGGATTTGCGCACCGGCGAGCTGCGTGAGCACCGCGCCGAAGATTACCTGACGAAGCTGGCCCCGGTGAATTTCCGCCCTGAGCTGCTGAAGCTCATGCGCAACGGCACGGTGCCCGCGGAGGGGCAGGCCGGCCGCCTGTGGCGCCGAACGCTCGCCCAGATCATGCTGGAGGTGGACGGCTGGGGTGAGGCGGGCGGCCCGATGACCGAGTTTTTCCAGCGCTGGGCGGGCTACTGCGCGACGGGCTCCGTGCGCGAGCAGGCTTTTTGCGTGCTGCACGGCGACGGCCGCAACGGGAAATCGACGCTCATGGAAGCGCTGGCCGCTGCGCTCGGGGACTACGCGAGCAGCGCCGCGCCGGGGCTGCTGTCGGCGAGCAAGGGCGGCGACCGGCACCCGACCGAAATCGCGGATCTCAGGGGTAGGCGGATGGTCACCGCGCACGAGACGGGCGAGGGCTGCGTGCTGCGCGAGGATTTCGTCAAACAAGCTACGGGCGGTGACGTCATGAAGGCGCGCGTGATGCGCGGGGATTTCTTCGAATTCCGGCCGACGCACAAGCTGCAGCTCCTGACCAACCACAAGCCGGCGATCCGCGGCCAGGATCAGGGCATCTGGCGTCGCGTCATGCTGGTGCCGTTCATGGCGCGGTTCGGCGACGCCGAGGCCGTGCGGGCGGGCGATGCGCACTGGGAGCGGGATGTGGGCCTGATGGCGCGGCTGTTGGAGCGGCGCGAGCTCGAGGCCGTGCTGGCGTGGATCGTGGCCGGGGCGATGGAGTGGGCGGCCAACGGGCTGCGGCCGCCCGAAATGGTGTTGGCCGCGTCGCGGGCCTACCGGTCGGAGCAAGACCGGATCGGGCAATTCCTGGAGGAGTGCTGCGAGGTGGCGCGCAGCGTGGGGCAGGCGATGGGGGTTGGCGAGGCCGAGGCGGCGCGGGCGGTCAAGGAGCGGGGAATCGGCGTGCGGGAGGCGTGCGTGACGGGCGACGCGGTCGGCCCGTGGCGGGCGGCGCTGGTTCTCGGTTCGGGTGGCAAGGGCGGGGGGCTGTATCCGGCCTATCAAGCCTGGTGTCGGGAGTCGGGTGTCATGGCTCAGTCGCGGCAACGGTTCCTCGCGGCGCTGGAAAAGCTGGTGCCTGGATATTCCTGCCCGCCCCGGGAGCTCACGAAGGTGGCGGGGGTGCGGCGCTGGGTGGTCTACGTGTACGGGCTCAGGCTGCTCGACATCGAGGGGGAGGAAATCGAGGATTGAGCCCATTTCGGGGGGCTCCGAGACGGCTAGGGGTTAACCCTCGGTTGCACAGTTGCACAGTTTGCACAATTTTTCTCTAATTATCGCTATAAACTAAAAAAATCATCTATATATAATAAAAGGGGAAAAAACTGTACATCTGGAACAACTGTGCAACTCGGGGCGCGGGCTGCGCGACCCTGGCAGCCAGCGCGGCCACGCCCGGGCGAAATAAAAGCCGGATTCCCTGGGGAGATCCGGCTTTCATGATGTGGAATGGTTGACGGTGTCAACTTTGCAGGACTTTGCAAGTCTTCAGGTGCAGGCTTCCACGGTGGTTGTCGGGTGGATGTAGAACGAAGGGCCGGCCTTGCCGACGGGCTTGGCGCGGTCGGCATCGGTCTTTTCCCAGACGTGGCCCTCGTTGAAGAAGCGGCCGCCCAGCAGCAGGAGACGGAAGGAAATCATGTTGGCTCACTTGGCGAAGATGTGGGCGTAGGAACCGTCGGGGAGTTCACCGCTGACGAAGTCGCCGAAGCGGGAACCGTTATGCGCGTTGAGCAGGCGGCTCGCCGCTTCGCGGTGGTTTTCGCGGGCGTCGAGTTCGTGCTGATAGCTGTACGTGTCGTTTTTCTCGCCCCAGGTCGCTTTCAGGCGGGCGCCACGGGCGGGGGTAGCAGGCAAAAGCTTGGTGTGAATGGCGAGCATGGTGGGTTCTCCAGGAAAGAGAACCCCGCTTGCGCGGGGCGGGTTGGTCAGAGGGCGAGCAGGGTTTCGAAGGCGGAATCCTTCAGGTCAGCATTCGGCCCCCACTGCGAGGAAATGAAGCGGTTCTCGGCCGTGCGCGAAGCGGCGTGGTGGTCGGTGAATTCGGTCACGGCTTGCAGCAGGCCGTAAGCGGTGCCGTGCACGCCGTCGAGGTTGGCGCCCTGGGCAGCGCCGATTCGGCTGTCGGTGCCGAAGAGGTTCATAATGGTTTTCCAGCCGCGGGTTTCGCGCACCTTCGCGTGGACTTCGGAGCGCTCGTCGCCGTCGGCCAGGATCTTGGCCGTGAGGTATTCGGCTTGCACGCGGTTCACGGGCTTGTTCGCGAGCCGCATCATCGCGTGCTGGAATTCGCGCCACTTGGTTTGGGACAGACCCATGTCGGCCTTGACGCGGTCGGCGTCGAACTTCGTGCGGTGGGTGATGCGCATCGCGGCCTTGCCGTCACGAGCCATGCGCAGCGTATTGGCGCAGACCACGCGCACGGTCGTGAGGCGGGCTTCGGTGGCGAGCGACCCGTCGGCGCTTGTCGACAGCAGGAGGTAGCCGTTGATGCGATCGTTCCAGGTGACCGGTGCCGCTTCGCCCATCTTGGCCGTAGCCCAGAAGCGGCGGCCACCTTGCAAGGTGCCCATGGCCGACAGCTCCATGCCGGCGGCGCCGACGAGGTCGCGGAAGAATTCGACGACTTCGCCGGGCTGGACGACCTTGTAGCCGGCGCTCACGATGCCGAGAGCGGACTTGGTGTCCGAGCGGAACAGAACGTGCTGATCGTCCATGATGCGCTGCTGGTCGCCTTCGCCGTAGCGTACGCGGCTGCGCTTGACCAGCCAATCCATGCCGGATTCGCGCTTCCAGTAGTCGACGTCATGGACGTGATCGGCGGGCACCTCGTGGCCGAGGCCGTGCCAAGCGGCGCCTTCACGGCCGTTATAGGCGAATTCGAATTGACCGTTGGCGCGCTGGGTGAGTTCGTGAGACATGGTTTTTGCTCCAGGAATTGAGCGCTGCGGGATTGCAGCCGATTGCAGCGCACGCGCTGCAAGGTGGCTGGAATCAGGCGGGCAAGCCGTTACGCGACAGAAATGCTCGTGCTTCGCTGACCACGGTTCGGCGCATGTCGGCGTAGTAGCCGTCATCTGTTACGAAGTCAGAGAAATTCACGTAGGCGCAGCAGCCGAGGTAGTCGGTGGCGAGGTCCCGCCCTTCGAGCGATGCGGTCACGCGAGCCGCAAACCACTCGCAGCGCCCCTCCTGGATGTCGGCGACGGTATCGGCGCAGCAGTCATCGAAACTGTCTTCCGGCGCGCAGTCTTCGGGATCGGCGAAGAAACTGACAGTGAAGCCTTCGAATTCTTCGGTATGGATCAGGCGAGTAGACATTTCGGACTCCGTGACGTGGGAGATTAAAGACCATTTCGGGACGTCAGGTATTTGCCGTCCTCAGTAGAGACTGTATCAGCTGATACGTTATCACGAATAGGTGAAAACCCTCAGAAGTGCGCTAATGGTTAGCGTGCTAAGTATCTCGGATCGAGTTCTGAGGAATCCCGAATCCGCCCCAAAAACCGCTAAAAATGGCTCGGGAAGCGCAATAAAACACCACAAAACGCCATCCCAAAGCACGATTCTTGCGCGCTACAATGGACGCCTACCACACTTCCCGGCTGGAACCAACATGGCATCACTTTGCAGGCTTGAGAACACCGACAACGACCCCTTCGTGATGGGGATCCTGGTCACGTGGGACGATCCTGGCGCGAGTCCTGTGCAGAAGGTAGTTAGCTTCCGTTCGGAGCAGCCCTGCAAGGTGGAACAGACGGCCCGCGTCATCGTGGAACAGCTCATTGAGCGGGTACGGGATACCGTATGGCTGAATGCGACCAACTGGGTCAGCCTGACCGCAGCCGTGTGCGCGCTGCTCGAGGCCTGGAACGGCGACGTGATGCGGGTTCCTGGGGCCTCGGAAGAGGTGGGGGTGCCACAGGGGAGGGGTCCGCATTGAGGAGGGGGTGTACCCCTTTGGATTTGACGGGTCACCACAACCCACGAACCGAAAATCGAAATTTCTGGAAAATGCGAACCGAAAATCGAAATTTCTGGAAAATGTGAACCGAAAAACGAAATTTCTGGAATCACGACCCTTGTTTTTCGCAATGTGAAAAAGCCAGTTCCTAAAAATTGCTAAAAATATTTTCGGAATTTCGGATCGGGCCACCCAGATTTGAAGGAGTTTGCGAGTTATGGCACTTGAGAACCGCGCCCACGAGCTGTTCGCGCAGGAATATGCGAAGCACCACAGCTCCCGGAAGGCCGCCATGGCAATCGGGCTGCACCCAAACGGGGGCAACCGCCTACTGCAGCGCCCGGAAATCCAGAAGCGCGTCGACCAGCTCGCGGACATGGCCTTCTCGAAGGAGAACATCACGGCCTTCCGGGTGATCCGGGAGCTGGCCCGGATCGCTTTCGCGGATCCGCGCGGGCTGACCGACGAACACGGCTGCTACCTGCCGCTGCACGAGTTGGACGACGACACGGCGGCCGTGATCGCGGGCGTGAAGGTGGCAATCGAGGGCGGCAAGCGGGGCAAATTGAAGCGCGGCCACGCCGAGGAGGGCAACGAGGAAGAGACCGAGCTGACCGTGGTCAAGGACTACAAGATGGTCGGCAAGACGGAGGCGTTGATCACGCTGGCGAAGCACTTCAAGCTGATCGGGGACGAGGCCGACGGGGCGAACGCGCTGGCGAATGCGCTGGCCGACCGGCTGAACGCGGCCAAGCGCCGCGAGCAGGCGGCCCAGGATGCGGAGGATGCGGTCGTGCGCGCGCCGACGGCGGCCAAGCGCTCGGGAGCGGGCCTCCTGAGCTACGGGATGCCGGACGAGCCGTCGAATCCGCACGACGTGACCAATCCGCGGCTGCGGCGCGCACAGTTCGATCCGGAATCGCTACACTTTGACCTGCCGGGCGCGGAGGTGGCCACTGGGGTGACGAAGGAAGCTGTCGCAGCAACCAATGCCCCGACCGCCGCGTCCGGCGCCACCCAAGGCGGCATCGACATGCTGGCCGACCTGGACGCCGACGCAGATTTCCTTGAAGATCATCCGGTGCCCCCGACGCCTTCCAGCCGACCCGGATCGGGGTTTCTCGTGACCCCTGCCGGCCAGGCCCAACCTGCCACCCCCCGAGGAGACGGCGATGAAGTTTTCTGGTGACTCCACGCATCCGGCCCGCGCGGTCGACCCGCAGCAGTTCCGCGCACAGGCGACCGGCATCGGCCAGACCCGCTCGGCCAGCCTCATGACCGGCGGCATGCGCGCGCAGCGCGTCGTCGATCAGACCGACCCGGCCTGCCGCGCCGCCATCCCGTCGGCCGAGGGCTTCCCGTCGCAGACGACGGACGAACGGCTCGCGGAAATCCTTCGGGGCGCGCGGTGATGCCCGTCACCAGCGAGGGCACGCTGCTACCGCTTCTGCCATCGCGCATGCAGTGCGTCAAGCAGGAAGCCGACGAGCTCCACGGACGCATCAACGAGCTATCGGCCTTCGTGCGTGATCCGGAGCGCTTCGACCGGATCGACGTCGCCGAGCGGCGTGACCTGCTCGATCAGCTGCGCGTGATGCGCGAATACCTCGGCCTACTCGATCGACGTCTGCGTCGATGCCTGGCCGAATTCGCTGACCTCGCCGGTACGCCGACGCACCATCCGGTCTGACGTCATGGCCATACCCACGGACGAGCCCACCACGCGGCTCGACGAGTTCGACGCCGACGAGTGGTTCGAGGTGTGCCGTCGGCTACGGCCGGAGGTGACGCGCGAAGAATTCGACCAGATGTGGGCCGAATTCGCCGCGCTCAAGGCCGCGCGCAGCGAGTGCGCGAATCGCCTGCCCGCATGACGTGCCGCGCGCCCGTGTCGACCCGAAGCCCCAGGCCCTGTTCGACCGCCGCCTCGGCGGCGACCGGGCGGTCAAGGATCTGCAGGGCAAGCTCGACGAGCTGGGCTTCGCGCCGCCCCCGATCAAGATCCGCCGGACGGACATCGTGAACGAGCTGGTGATCAAGAACACGCCCCTCGACGAGCTGTACGACAAGCTCGCGGGCTTCCGCGACAACCCGACCGGCTTCGTGCACTGGGCCTTCCCGTGGGGCGAGCCAGGCACGGATCTCGAGGACAAGGAAGGCCCCGAGCCGTGGCAGCTCGATCAGCTGAATCGCATCGGCGAGGCCATCCGCGCAGGCGGCTCGGCTGGCTGCGTGATCGAGGAGGACGTCGCGTCCGGTCACGGTGTGGGCAAGTCGGCGCTCGTCTCGTGGATCGTGCTCTGGGCGATTTCGACGGCCGCGGACACGCGCGGCGCGGTCACGGCCAACACCGACACGCAGCTCAAGCAAAAGACCTGGGCCGAGCTGACGAAGTGGTACAGCATCTTCATCGCGAAGAAGCTCTTCAAGCTCACGGCCACAGGCATCACGATCGCCGATGACGACGAGCGCGCGAAGAAGTGGCGCATCGACGCGGCGCCCTGGTCGAAGGAAAACACCGAGGCCTTCGCCGGCTTGCACAACCAGGGCAAGCGCATCCTGATCATCTTCGATGAGGCCTCGGCCATCGACGACAAAATCTGGGAAGTTGCGCGCGGCGTGTTGTCGGACGCGAAAACCGAAATCGTCTGGCTGCGCTACGGCAACCCGACGCGCACGAGCGGTGAATTTTTCAAGCAGCACTCGAAGGGCTCGGAGTCCAACGAGCGCGGGAACATGGTCCACACTTCGGTTCGAGTGGACTCGCGCTGCATCAGCTTCACGAACAAGGAAGAGCTGCAGAAGCTCGTCGACGAGTACGGCGAGGACTCCGACTTCGTGCGCGTGCGCATCAAAGGCATGTTCCCGCGCGCGGGCTACGACAACTTCATCGCCCCGGGCACGGTCACGGAGGCCCGCCGGCGCAGGCTCGACCCCTACGTCTACCAGGCGCACCAGCTGATCATGTCGATCGACCCGGCGCGCTTCGGCAACGACTTCACGGTCGTCACGGTGCGGCAGGGCCTGCGCGTGCACTACCAGGTGGCCCTCGCCGGCTACGACGGTCCGGCCGCCTCAGGCAAGGTGCTCGAGCTGCACCGCAAGCATGGTGGGCAGATCGCAGCGATCATCTACGACGCGATCGGCAACGGCGCCGACCTCGATTCGGCGCTGCGCCGCATGCAGGTCGCGCTCGGGGCGACCGTGCTGGTGCCGGTCATGTGGAATCAGCCGGCGAAAAATTCCGACGAGTATTTCAACCAGCGCTCCGAGGCCTGGGGGAAGATGAAGGAATGGCTCGAGCACGGCTGGATCCCGGACGATGACGACCTCGGCGACCAGATTTCGAGCCTTCTGTACGGATACGACGCGCGCATGCGCATCCAGCTCGAGTCGAAGAAGGATGCGCGCAAGCGCGGCATCAAATCCCCGGACAAGGCCGACTCGCTGGCGCTGTCGTTCCTCGTCGACCTGATCGACCGCAAGACGACGACCGCCAAGGTACGGCCGGTGCGGCAGCGCCGCGTCATCTGGACGCAAACCCGCTGAACCGTGCTACGCTCGCACTGCCCCTCAACGGCAACAGGTTCCAGGATTGGGAATAGAGCGAACGGCGCCCTTGCGGCGCCGTTCCAATCTGCGTAGACTGCCGAAAGACTTGGCGGTCCCGCTACCGACATGAGTAGCCAACGTAGACGCGTGAAAATGGACGCGGGAGCCTTGAAATGTAAGCCGTGAGCTGCCGAAGTCCCTGAAACCCGCCCTCGTGGCGGGTTTCTTGCTTATACTGCCGAGCCATGACCAATCCTCTCGTCCAAGTCGTTGGCCTGCAGGAGCTCATGAAGCGAGAGCAGGAAGCGCCGCCGAAGGTCAAGGACCTGGACGGCGATGCGCTGGAATCTGCGCTCGCGGGTCATTTCCGTTTGGCCTGGAGCCACAACAAGCTCGGGCGCTTCCGGATCGAGGAGCAGTTGATCCGCGACCTGCGCGCGCGCCGCGGCGAGTACGGCCCGAGCGAACTCGGGCAGATGCAGCAGGCGAACAATGGCGGCCTGAACATCGTCTGGGCGCCGCTCACCGAGACGAAATGCCGCGCCGCGTCGGCCTGGATCCGCGAGATCGTGCTGCCCGTGGGCGAGCAGCCCTGGGGCGTCGATCCGAGTCCACTGCCCGACCTGCCCGAGCCGGTGAAGAAGACGATCGTGGCCTCGGCGGTGCAGCAGGCGCAGCAGGTCATGCAGCAGGCCTACGCCGCGGGCGGGGGCATCCCCGGCCCGGGCGAATTCCGTGACATGGTCATCCAGCTCGGAGAGAAGCTGAAGGATCAGGCCGAGAAGGGCATCACCAAGTCGGCCAAGGAGCGTGCGCAGCGCATGGAGCAAACGATCGGCGACCGGCTGATCGATGGCGGCTACTACGAGGCGATGGACGCCTTCGTCGAGGACTTCGTCACCTACCCCGCGGCGCACCTGAAAGGCCCCTTCTACACGAACAAGACGATGCTCGAGTGGGGGCCGAACTGGGAGGTGCAGATCAAGACCGTCCCGGTGCAGACGTGGAAGCACGTCTCGGCCTTCGACGCCTATCCGGCGCCGGCCGCCACCTCCCCGCAGCGCGGCAACTTCATCGAGCGCGAGCGCTATCGCCGCGACGAACTCGCCGCGCTGCGCGGACTGCCCGGGTACAAGGACGACCAGATCAATGAGTGCCTCGAGCAGTACACGAACGGTCACCTCGAGGCCTGGCTCTGGACAGAGTCGGAGCGGCAGCGCCTCGAGCAGCAGACCACGTGGTGCTGGCTGTCGCCGCCGGGCGTGATCGACGTCCTGAACTGCTGGGGTTCGGTGCCCGGGTGGAAGCTCAAGTCCTGGGGCGTCGAGGGCATCGACGACGAGTACAAGGACTACGAATGCAACGTCATGCTCTGCGGACGCTTCGTGCTCTACGCCGCGCTGAATCCGCACCCGCTGAACCAGCGGCCGTACCACAAGGCGTGCTACGACGAGATCCCGGGCGCGTACTGGGGGCGCTCGATCCCCGGCCTCGCGCGGTCCGCACAGCAGTTCTGCAACGCCGCCGCGTGCTCGCTCGCCGACAACCTGTCGATCGCGAGCGGGCCGCAGGCGTGGGTGCACACCGACCGGCTGGCCGACGGTGAGCAGTCGCTCGAGCTGTTCCCGTGGAAGGTCTGGCAGCTGAAATCCCAGGCCGACCAGGGCACGAACCCGGGCGTGGGTTTCTTCCAGCCCGACGATCGCTCGGAAAAGCTGCTGAAGGTCTACGAATTCTGGGAGAACAAGGCCGACGACGCCACGGGCATTCCGCGCTACACCTACGGCAACGAGAACGTGGGCGGCAGCGCGGACACGGCCTCGGGCCTGTCCATGCTGATGAACAACGCGGCCAAGGGCTTGCGGCGCGCGATCTCGTCGATCGACCTGAACGTGATCGCGCCCACGATCAACCAGACCTTCGTCTACGAAATGATGTACAACCCCGATCACTCGATCAAGGGGGACAACGTCATCGTGCCGCGCGGCGCGGCCGCGATCCTGATCCGCGAGTCGGCGCAGCAGCGTCGCCTGCAGTTCCTGACCCTCACGGCCAACCCGATCGACGCCCCGATCATCGGTCAGCGCCACCGCGCCGCGCTGCTGCGGCAGACCGCGGCCGCGCTCGAGCTGCCCGTCGACGAGGTGGTGCCGAGCGACGAGGAGATCCAGGCCAACATGGCGCAGGCCGCGCAACAGCAGCAGGCGATGATGCAGGCCCAGATGCAGGCTCAAGCCCAGAAGGAAGCCGCGATCTCGCAGCGCGAGTCGAACGCGCAGTCCACGCAGGCCATCGCCGATATCGTCAAGGCGGCGATCACACAGGCGATGCAGTCGTCGAAGGGCCAGGGCGGCAACCCGCTCGCCCTTCTCGGGGGCAGTGGCGCCGCCGCGCCCGCCACGGCCCCTGCCCCTGAACCGGCGCTCGCCTGAACGAGGTTCGCCATGGCCAACCCCCTGACCGCCGGCTACCACCAGCTGCCCAACGGCTACTGGATCAAGGACTCGGACAACTCCGGGCCGTACGTTTTCACGGGAACCGCGATGGTCCTGGCGGGCCACGCATAACGAGGAGCTCGCCATGACCGGTCTTGCCGGCTACCACCAGCTGCCCACCGGCTTCTGGATCAAGGACTCGGACAGCTCGGGGCCTTACGTCTTCGACGGGGCGAGCATGCAGCTCGTGCCCAACGGGCCAGTCGCACCGTACTCGGTCAGCCAGGTCGCGGCCGGCGTGACGGGTGTCCTTGCCTACCAGGCGAGCGGCTACGGGATGACGCCGTCGGGGGCGAGCACGGTCATCACGAAGTGGGATCGACTCTACGCACGAAGCGCGACTGCACTGAAGGCCGATCTCATCTACAGCATGCTGCCGGAGTTCGCGGATTTCGGTTCGCAACTTTCGGGTACACCCACGGGGTATTCGGCGATCTACTTCGACAGCACCGCCGCCGGGGGCGGCGATGGCTCGATCGGCACGCCTTACAACTCGATCGAAGGACGTACGTTTGCGACGGCCAACCAGGTCGTGTACCTGAAGCGCGGCTCGGTGTTCCTGGTCACGGCCGAGGCCCAGCAGACCTGTACGGTCACGGCCGACAATGTGCACTTCATCGCCTACGGCGATCCCTCGCTGCCGCCGCCGCTCATCACGGGCGCCAAGGCCGTGGCTGCGAGTGCGTTCGCGCTCAACGGCAGCGAGTACCGCGCAGCACTCGCCCGCACGCTGGCAACCCAGTGCATGGCGGTCTGCTTCTCCGATTCAATGAACCTGGTGTTGCCGAACGGTACACCCGGTTCGCTCACCACGGGCCAGGCCGGCGCAGACAACACCTACGTCTACTTGAAGGACAACCCGGGCGCGACGCGCACGCTTTACGTGAGCGTCGTGCCGTCGGTGGTCCGCGTCCAGGCAAGCCATTTCCGGGCCGAAGGCGTGTTCGTCGGCTACGGGACGAACAACTCGTGGCAGCTGGCACCGCCCAACGCCACGGCTGTCGTTTACACCGACGCCATCTTGCGTGACTGCGGGAGCTATTTCGCTGGCAACGAGGGCTGTCAAATCGGCAACGGCAGCGACCGGACAGCGGGCTACTCGAATGTCAAGCTGATCCGCTTCACGGATGAAGGCGCCTACAACAACGGCATCAGCAGCGTCGGCGAGGACAGCAACACCTACATCATCGAGGCAATTTGCCACGGCAAGATCCGCGGGCTCGGCGCGAGCGGCTCCTACACCGGCGCGTGGTCACAAGGGGGCTATTTCAACGACGCGATCACGGCCCACGGTGTCGGTGCAGGCCCGTGGTACGTGCTGGGATGCCTGTCCACGAACGCGCAGGAAAACGGCATCGATCTGGTCGGTGGCCCGGGCAACCTGGACGCGCACGTGGGTTCGATCGTCCTCTACAACCGCATCGCGTATATGGGCCAACCGGGGTTGTTGCTCTGGCACCGCAACACGGTGGCGATGGGCAACATCGTCACGTTCTGCCAGCAAGACGGCGTGCGCATCGGCGACTCCACCTATCCGGCCACCGCGGGCGGGGGCGTGGTCGCAGGCAACTATTTCGAGAATTGCGGGCTGGCTTCCGGTTCGGCGGGCCTGGGAATCAGCTGGCAAGGTGTCGTGTTCGAGCGCAACACGGTCGTCATCAGCTCCGGCGCAGTGCGCTCGGCAACCGGTCTCGTCGATCTGACGGGTGCGATCCTGGGAACGGCGATCACCAGTGCGTTCATTCGCGCCAACCTGATCATTCAGCAAAACAGCGGCGACATCGTCAACATGAACTCGTCAAACGCTGCCCTGATCGCGAATCTGGGGTGGCGGGAAAACTGCTACGTGACCGCGGTCGCGACAGCGTTCCATTACGGTGGCACAACCACGACATTCGCGACGTGGCAATCCACGAACGAACGGTCATCGACCAATTTCGCGAACGAAACCGCCGCGGCAACGAGTGGCACATTCCACAAGCCGGCGATCGGTTCGGCTCTCGAAACCGGCGGCCGATTTTCGCTGCCGTGCTACGACATCAACGGGCAACGGCGTTACACCGGCGTCGGCGCGAGTGCGTCGTCCGATTGACGTCCGCGCAATAGCTGATATATTGCCCGACAATGCAGCTTACGACCGCGCAGCTTCAGTTTTTGGGGCGCCTTTCGCGAACCCCGGATGGAGCGATGCTGGTTCAGCTGCTGCGAGACATGGTTGCCAATCGCGACAAGGCAGCGCGTGACGCCAGAGGCGAGGAGGTCCACCGAGCCCTAGGCGCCGCGGATGCGCTGGACAAGTTCATCGCCGACATCGAGAACGCCAACCAGAGTCTCGCCCGCCTCCAGGCAGCGCCCGCGAAGCGCTTTAACCCGGTGGCCGGTACCTGAAACCCCAACACGCAGAGCCCTCGCGGGCAGCGGAGACTGAATGGCCGACGAACCGAGCAGCACGCCTCTTCCCCGAGCCGTGATCCGGATGCGCGACAACGTGAACAAACGAGTCGACGAATACCGGGCACGGCAGCTTCAAGGCAAGGAGGGGGCGCCGCCGCCCGCCTCGTCCGATCCCCCGCCGGATGGCACACCTCCGGCTCCCCCCGTGGCTCAGCCACCCGTGCCGCCGAATCCTTCGCAAGATCCACGGCACGAGACGGTCGAGTTTTGGCGCGGACGCGCCACCGGCGCCGAGGGCATCCTCAAGCGCCAGACGGAGGAGCTACGAGAAGCCCGCCGGCAGGTAGCCGAGCTCACCGCGCAGGTTGAAGATCTGCGCCGAGCGCAGGCCCAGCCCCCGGCACCGTCGCCCGCCGCGGCGACGCCCGATGTCCTGGCGTTCTTCACGCCGGAAGAAATCGAGCGCTACGGCGAAGAGCAGTGCCGGAAGATGATGAACGTCGCCATCACGGCGGCGCGCGGCGAGATCACCACCCAACTCGAGAAGCGGGTTAAGCCCCTCGAGACCCGGGTCGCAACGGATGATCAGCAGCGCGCGCAGCAGGCCCGTGCGGCGTTCAACGCGGAGCTCGATCGGCTCCTTCCGCCCGACTGGCGGGAGATCGATCGCAGCCCCGAGTGGCTGGCCTGGCTCGGTGAAGTCGACGACCGTACCGGAGAAACTCGGGCGACGACCCTGCAACGCCTCAACGCGCGCAACGACGCGCCGCGGTGCGCCAGGATCTTCCTCGAGTACCTGGAATCGCAGGGCCGGCCGCACGCAACCGCGACGCCTTCCGCGCCGCTGCCGCCTGCGGCCCCTGTGCCCGCCGCGCCGCGGCCGCCCGTGACCCCTGGGGGTTCCGGAGCCGGCGGCAGCGACGGGACGCCGCCCGCCCGCGCCGAACGGCTGACGCCGCCGACGCAGGCCGAGATCCGGGACTTCTACAAGCGCGCGTCGCTGGGCAAGGTGTCGGACGAAGAGCGGACGCTGTTCGAGCGTCGTCGAGCCCTCCTGTACCCGCGCGGCACCGCTCCCTGATGGAGTCGGGGCTGCGCGCCCCGACACCACAAGGAGCACATCATGGGCGTGTCCCGCGATTCCAGCCTGCCCGACTACGGTCCGGGCAGCAATGTCAACTACATCCCGGAAATTTATTCCGGGAAGCTGGTCGAGAAGTTCTACAAGACCACCGTCTTCGGCGAGATCGCCACGACCGACTACGAGGGCGAGATCGCCGCCTACGGCGCGCAGGTCAAGATCCGCACGGTGCCCGACATCGTGGTCAGCGACTACGTGGTCGGCGGCGGCCTGTCGCCGCAGTACCCGAGCTCGCCGTCCGTCACGCTGGTCATCAACCGCGCCAAGTCGTTCGCGGTCGCGCTGACCACCGTCGACGCCCGCGAGTCGGACATCGACATGGCCGACGTGTTCGCGAACGACGGCTCGATCCAGCTGCGCATCGCCGCCGACGCCGACGTCCTCACGACGATCCCGGCGCAGGTCTCGGTGCACAACCAAGGCACCACGGCCGGTGCCGACACGAACGCGATCAACCTGGGCGACTCGTCCAACCCGGTCGTCATCACCAAGACGAACGTCGTCGACTTCCTCACCGACTGCGGTACGGTGCTCGACGAGCAGAACGTCCCCGACGACGGCCGCTGGATGGTCATCCCGCCGTGGATGAACGGCACGTTGCTCAAGTCCGATCTGCGCATCGCGTCGCTGGCCGGCGACGGTGTGTCGATCGCCCGCAACGGCAAGGTCGGCATGGTGGCGCGGTTCACGCTCTACAACAGCCGCCAGACGCTGTCGCAGACCTCGCCTGGCCCGGCGAACTACATCATGTTCGGCCACTCGGCCGGCCTGACGTTCGCGGCGCAGATCCTCGAGAACGAAATGATCACCAACCCGAGCGACTTCGGCTACATCATCCGCGGGCTGATGGTCTACGGCTTCAAGGTCATCAACGGCAACTACATCGGCACCGCCGTGGTGGCGCGCGGCTGATCCACGAGGGTAGCGCTGCCTGACGGGCAGCGCTACCATCGCGCAACTTCCAGGAGAATTCCATGGGCAAGCTGACTTCGAACAACCCCTACCTGAAGGGTCCCGACACCTTCAAGACCGACCCGGACATCATCAGCGACGAGCTGTCGAAGTCCGGCTCCAAGGCCAAGGCCCGCTACCCGAGCGGGATGGCCAGCGTCGAGCCCGGGGGCGGCCCCGCCTCCGGCTCGGCCGGCGCGGGCAACATGAAGCGCCGGGCCTACACGCCCGGCGGCCCGTCCGGTTCGTGATCCCCGCGGGCGCCGCCAGGCGCCCGTTTTTCCACCCCAGTCCAGGAGAACTCGATGAACGGATCCATCCAAGGCAGCGTCCCCAACGAAGCCGGAGGCTTTAACGCGCTGGTCGAGGCGACGCGCGCGAAGTACAAGCAAGACAAGCAGACCCCGTTCTACATCAACGTGAACGACGGCCGCCTCATCCCGAACACGATCGCCGTGCGCGGGCACGCGCATCCCACCACCGGCGACATCGTCCCGGAAACGCGCAACGCGGACTACGTGCCCTATCACGGCGATCCGAAGGCCTCGCTCGAGGAGCGCATGAAGTGGCTGCGCACGGCCAACACCGCGCCGCGCCGCGTGATCACGAGCGCTTCGGTCACGGAGCCCGAGCGCATCGATCTCGACAAGATGTCGAAGGAGCAGCTCGAAAATTTCATGCTCACGGAATTCGGCATGCGGCCGCCCAAGGGCGCCGACGTGCGCACGCTGCGCAAGATGATCCTGGCCGCCAACGGCACGCCCGCGCCGGAGCAGGCGAAGCCGCAGGTCACGTCGACCGACGACGCGATCGGCTGATCCGGAGGTGAACCATGGCGCTCACGGCCAACACCATCGTGGCGCGGGTGCGCCAGACGTTGCTCGATCCGGCGCCGGGTGGCACCTGGATCGATGACGAGCTGATCGCGCACCTGAACGCCGGGATCGCGCAGCTGATCGCGCTCAAGCCCGATGCACTGCCGACCGAAACCGACGTCGTGATGGTGGCTGGCGTGGCACAGTCGTTGGGCACCAACGGCGTCCTGTTCATGGACTGCCTGCGCAACGCGGCCGGCAACAAGGTCACGGTGCAGCCGATCCACGAATTCGTGCGTGTGCGCGCGGGCTGGGCGCAGGACGCCCAGAGTGCCAACACCGAGTACGTGCTGTTCGATCCGCGGCTTCCACGCACGTTCTGGGTCTACCCGCCCGCCATATCGGAGACGCACCTCCCCGTGCTCCAAGGCACGCAGCCGGCGCGGGTGGCCGCGCTTACGGATCCGATCGGCGTGCCCGATCAGTGGGAGTCGGCGCTCTGGACGTACGTCGTCGCGTGTGCGTACGCGAAGGACGGCACCCGTCAGGATCTCGAGAAAACTCGCGAGTTCATGAAAATGTTCACGGACTGGATCAACGCGAACACGCAAGTGGTTCGCGCGATGGGAGCGAAGTCCGACATCGAAGGCCGGCAATGACCCTCCAAGCCTCCGCCATCATCACGCCCGTGCGCGCGACGTTGCTCGACGCCACGGGCGTGACGTGGACGGACGCCGAGCTGATCGGTTACCTCAACGCGGGGGTGACGCAACTCGTGGGCTTGAAGCCGGACGCCAACTCCGTGGAGAACGACGTCGACCTCGTGCCAGGCGTCGCGCAGGCACTGCCGGCCAACGGCGTGCTGTTCATGGACTGCATCCGCAATTCCACGGGCAACCGGGTCACGGTGCAGCCGATCCACGAGTTCGTGCGCACGCACCCGACCTGGGCGCGTGACGCCGCCGACATCAACACGGTCTACGTGCTGTTCGATCCGCGGCTGCCGCGCAACTTCTGGGTGTGGCCGCCGGCCCCGAGCGACGACGGCATGCATCTTCCAGTGATGTACGGCGCAACGCCCACGCGCATCGCGGCGCTCACGGATGAAATTGGCGTCCCGGATTACTGGGAGTTCGCGCTGGGGGCTTTCGTGCTCGCGCGGGCCTACGCCAAGAATTCGAGGCGCCACGACATCGTGAAGTCGAAAGAGTTCATGGACCGGTTCCTGACCCTGGTTGGCGGCACGACGCAGACCGAGCGGCTGATGGCAGGCCGGGCCGACGTGGAAGGCAAGCAATGACCACGGTTGCCGACATCATCGTCACGGCGCGCGAGCGGCTGTTCGACCCCGGCAGCGGTGCCGGGTGGACGGATTCCGAGCTCACCGACTACCTGAACCGCGCGCAGCAGCGCATCGCGTTCCTGAAGCCGGACGCTTACTGCGTGCATGGGAATATCGCGCTCGTGGCCGGGATCGTGCAGACGCTTCCCGCGGGCGCCGTGGCGCTGATCGAGCTGGTGAAGAATTTCGCCTCCGGCCGCATCATCGAGCAGGTCGATTTCGATCTGCTGAAGGCCTCGGACTGGTACTGGCCGGCTGGCACCGCGGCCACGTCCGTCGAGTGCTACGCGGCCGATCCGCGCGACCCGCTGAAGTTCTACGTCTCGCCGCCCGCCGCGGTGGGCACGCTCGTCGAAGCGGTCTACGGCCTGGTGCCCCCGCTGCTCACGCTCACGACGCAGGCGATCGTGATCCCCGACAGCTACATCCCGACGTTGGTCGACGGGATGCTTGCGCAGGCCTGGGGAAAACCGTCCGCGCGGCAGGACCCGAGCAAAGCCACCTACCACCAGCAGCTGTTCGACGCGGCGCTCGGCGTGAAATCCAAGGCCCAGTTCTCGTGGGCGCCCAAGGTCGGCCGGAGTCCGGATCAATGAACTACACCGACATCGACGACGTGCTGCAGAACGTGCGACAGATCATCCGCGGCTGCCCGCCGGTGACCCTGCGCCGGGCCTTCATGCGCGCGGCGCGCGAGTGGTGCCAGCAGACCCAGTGGTTGCGCATGACGGTGGCGGGCGCGACGACCGCGAACACGCAAATCTACACGCTCGGCTCCGATGCGGATCTCGACATCAGTGCGTTGCGCGCGATCTCCGTCACGGACTCGGCCGGCGGCGCGAGCGGCCTCGCACCGACCGATTCGACGACGTGGAATCCGAACCTGAGCAACGGCCTCCCGCGGCGCTACTGCTACGTGCCCGAGGGTCAGTTCGCGCTGAACCCGACCCCGGACAAGGTCTACGCGCTGTCGATCGGCCTCATCGTCATCCCCAAGGAAACGACCCGGAATGTGCCCTCGTCGATTCTCGTGAAGTACAGCAACGACATCGAGGCCGGCGCGCTCGCCTACCTGCTGACGATCCCGGGCCAGCCGTGGACGGATCTGCCCCGCGGTGAGCGGGAGGCCCGTGCTTTCCAGGCCGGGATCGCCAACGGCAAGACCGACGCGCAGCGTGCGTACAACACGGGCTCGATGCGTGCCCGGTCCCGTCCTTTCCTCGTGGGGTCACGATGAGTTTCGCTGTCGATGCAGTCGCCGAGACCTTGACCGGTTTCGGGGTGGACGTCCCCGGTGTCACGGGCGACGGAGCCGCCTTCGGGGGCGTGGAACTGCAATTCCAGTCGCAGGGTGTCGACCTGGGCGACCCGAACGCAAGCATCCTGGACTTCAATTTCGGCACCATCGCCAAGCGCGGCACCGGTGGCGACGCGAACAAGGTCACCCTGAAGATCGTCGGCGCCGAGTGGGACATCAACTCGTACCTCACCGACGAGGAGATCGCTGACACGCGCAACCCCGACGGACCGACGATCGATCTGACGGACAAGATCCAGGGCGCGCTCGACTATCTGGCAGCCCTCTACGCGGGCACCCCCGCGGCGAATGACCGGGCGGCGAGCTTCTGCGGCTACTTGCGCCTGCACGGCTCCTACCTCGTGCGTCAGCTCTCGCTGATCCCGACGATCGGGATCCAGGGCGACAACATGCGTGACACGATCCTCGTTCAGGCGAGCGGGGCGACCGACCACATGATCCGCGTGCTGGCGCGCTTCGGCAAGATCGACGGCGCGCGCAGCGTCTACTGCATGCTGCGCGACTTCTCGATCCTGGGCAACGGTGGCTTCGGTCCAACGGAACTCGACGGCAATGGCTACGTGCCGGCGCCGCTGCACGGCGTCTACGTCGAGAGCGCGGGCAACGACCCAGACCACCAGAGCAACTACCGCTACAACTCGGTGCTGATGCTGCACGTCAGCATCAGCTACATGAGCGGGTCGGCGGTTTCCGTCGTGCTGTCGCGGCACGCGCCGAAGCTGCGCTTCTGCTACTTCGCGAAATGCGGCCTGACCGCGCTCAGCGATGGCACCTATCCGTCGGGCGTGTTCATCGGCTCGGACTCCGATGCCGAGGTGCTGCACTGCGGCTCGGGCGGCCACGGCGGCCACTCCTACGAAGTCCGGGCCTGCGAAACGATCCAGTTCAACGGCGGCGATTGCTGGCAGTCGCACAACGCCAACCTCAACTACCGGGCACTGTTCCTGTACGGTATGCGATATGCCGTGATCCGCGGACTCGACATCAACGGTGCGCTCGAGTACCAGGGCGTGCCGCCCACGACGCCGGAGCGTGTCACCCCGTTCCGGGTGCTGCACAACAATTTCCGCTTCCGCCTGGGCAGTTTCGGCACGAACGATGACGACGGCCAGCCCTCGCCGCTCGAAGCCTACATCATCATGGCGCACGCGCCCATGGCGATCAGCGCGCACAACACGTTCACGCCCTACTACAAGTCGGACGGCACCATCGGCGCGCGTCCACAGTACATCTATTCGCTTTCGAGCCAGACGATCCTGTGCGCGAGTGACGTGCTCCCTGATCCGACCGACCCGAACTGGCCGGCGGGGCAAGACATCAACGTCACGCCGGACTACACGACGATCACGAACGACTTCAGCAAGCTTGTCGGAACCTGGGGCGCGCAGGATGCCCTCGCCGGCCTGCATCGTCAGCTGTTCCTGCGTACGGGATTCGTCGAAGGCGTCGACTCAGGCGCGGTCGGCCGCACGAACGGTGACAACGTGCCGATCTGGGCTGTCGGGTGGAACAACATCAGCAACGTCAACCGGGCTCAGGCGATCGTACTCGCCTCCGGCGCGACCGCGGATGTCGCAACGCTCAATCTGGCACCCGGGCGCTATAAGCTGTACGGCAAGGTGCAGTACGTCGCCAACGCCGTCAGCCACGCGGTGTGCAAGATGGGCATCGGAACCGTCTCCGCGCCGGCAAGCATCCCCGACACCTCCGCGAAGAACTACACCGCGGAGGTCGTCTCGTTCCCGGCAGCTGAAACGGGCGACATCCACAGCCAGTCGATCGGCCCCGTGTTCATCACGGTCGATCGAGCGGACACCCCTCTCGGTAGCACCATCACTTATTACCTGAGCGTCAACGCCACCTTCACCGGTACAGGGCTGGCCGCCTTCGCGGCTTTCAAGGTGGAGCGCTTCACGTGACCCGCGTTGCGCACGAGCAGTTCGGCGGCATCGCGCCGCGGGTGGGGCCGACGCGGCTGCCACCCGGCGGCGCGCAGGACGCGATGAACGCGAAATTGCTTTCGGGTGACCTGGAAGCGTGGCGACAGTTCGCGGCCACGAAGACGCTCGCGATGTCGGCGCCGGTGCTGTCGATCTACCTGCTGGGTGGCGCCTGGTTGTCGTGGAGCGTCGATGTCGACGCCGCGCGGGGGCCGGTGGCGGGCGACACGACGCTGCGCCTGTACCTGACCGGCCCGGGCGCCTACTCGACGCCGCGCTTCACGAACTACGATCTCGCCACGACCGGTGCGGAGCCGTTCCCCGTGACCACACGCCCGCTCGGCGTGCCCGCTCCGGAAGACCCGCCGCTGGTGTCCTGCACGGTCTTCTCCGGGGCCACGCCGACCGAGACCACGTCCTACGTCTATACCTACGTCAACGACCTTGGGCAGGAATCGGCGCAGTCCCCGGCGGCAACCACCGATAGTTTCGGGGGGAGTTTCATCTTCTCGCCCGACGGCACCGGCAGCGGTGACAATACCGTCGAGAATTCGATTTTCGTTCCAATAATCTCGACGGATATCCCGTCGGACTACAACATCGTCGCGTGGCGTCTTTACCGTGCGGTGAGCGGCGCGACAGGCACGGTTTTCCGATTTGTTTCTGAATCGGCAATTGGCGTTACTGTCGTGGGCGATTTTCATGCCGATCAGCTACTCGGTGACGTGATTCCGACCGCCCCGGATTGGGATCTTCCGCCGAGTGATATGCAGGGTATCCTCGCGTTGCCGAACGGGGTCATGGCTGGTTTTTCCAAGAACCAGTTGTGCCTCTCGGCAATCGATTTTCCGCACGCGTGGCCGGTCAGTAATCGCTACGCCACCGATACCGATATCGTTGGTATCGGAAACATCGATACGACCGTCGTCATCTTCACGAAGTCGTTCCTGTACGTGGCGTCGGGGGTCGACCCGGCAGCCTACGTTATGTCGAAATTCGAGGTGCCGCACGCAGGCGTCTCGAAGCGCTCGATCGCCTACGTCGATGGCGTGGGCGTGATCGGCGCGACGGCCGATGGGCTGCGCGTCGTGCGTGGCCCAGGGCAGTCGGAGCTGATCACACGCCAGTTCTTCACGCGCCAGCAATGGCAGGCCCTCAACCCGATATCGATCCTCGGTACCTCGCACGACTCGGTCTACTTCATGTTCTACGATACCGGCCTCTCAGCCGGCCGGGGCGGGTACGCACTTGACGTGACGCCCGGAGGCTTCGGCCTCGTGCCGCTGTCATTCCACGCCTCCGCGGCCTTCAACGATCCAGAGACCGACCAGCTGTTCCTCGTGCTCGCCACGGTCAATGAGCCGACAGCAACCGGACTGCCGCTCGCGTCAACGGCACCCACCGCCGACGGCGTGACGATTTTCGAGTTCGATTCTCCGGACGGCGACGGGTTGCTCGTCTACCGATACCGTACACGGCTGAACGAACTCGCGATTCCGGCTGCACCGCTGATTGCGATGCTACGCGCGGCCGACTACACGAATATTGTGTGGCGCATCATTGGCGACGGCGCAGTCATCTTCGAAGCTGCAATCTCGAGTATCGGCGAGTTCACGCTCCCCGACCTGGGGAGCGTCTACGATTATCTCGAGTTCGAGCTTATCGGCACGTCAACCGTGCGGAATGCGCAAGTCGCCGAAGACGTTGAGGAACTGCAATGACCGGCATCGCGATTCCACGCCCCGACCGCGACGGCAATATCCCGGCGCGAGCCGTCGTTGAATTCTGCACGCAGGTCATGCAGCAGCTCGAACAGCTGCAGCGGCAGCTCATGACGCCGTCGGGGGCAAGCGTGCAGGACGCGATCAACGGTCTCTTGAAGCAGCCCGACGGCGTCGTGGTGAAGGTGGCTGGCAACCTGTTCACGGCCCCTATCGGCGACACCAGCGGCCTCAAGCTGACCGTGAAGCAGTCCCCGAGCAGCACCGTCACCAATGCCGCGCTGACGGTACCGTTGCTGGCCGGCGTCGCTGACGGCGCCGACGGGCTGCTCGCCAAGAGCGGTGCGGGGGCACTGCAACCGCGCACGCTGGTGGCCGGAACCGGTTTCGTATTCACGATCGACAACGCGAACGGCGCCGGGGGGAATCCGACGTTCCACACGTGATCGCCGGCACGCCTTTCCTGTTCGCGGAGCCGGGCACGGAAGGAGCGACGATCGCCCACGCGCTTCTCGGCACGCGACACCGGCTGATGACGCTCGCCGAAGTGTACGAACTCAAGGCACAATGCGAGGACGGTTCGGCCTGGTGCTTGATCGGGCCGGTGGGGGTCTTGGTCGTATCACTCGAGCCCGCGGGAGACGAGCTCGAATTGTTCGTGAAGCTCGCCGTGAGCAGCGAGCACGGAGCCTTCCGGCGCTGCGAGCGCCACATTCGCGCAATCGCGCGGGAACTCGGAGCGGCGCAGATCGCTTTTCAGGCCCGCCGGCGCGGGTGGGGCCGAGTCCTCGGCCCGAACTGGCAACGGCGTGGGAGCGTCGAATTCGTGAGGAGCGTGTGATGGCTGGAGGCAGCGGAAAGGTCGGCGAAACGAGCGCGCAGGTCGCGCTCGCCCAGCACGCGCAAGACGTCATGGACGACTACAAGGCGCGCTGGCTGCCGGTGCAGCAGAGGTTCGCTGGGCAAATCGAGAATCTCGGGACGCCGGGCTCGGCACTGCGCAAGGAAGCCATTGCCCACGCCTCCAACGACGAGGCGATCCAGTTTGCGGGCGCCCGTGACAAGGCGCTTGCGGCCGCCGCGGCGCGCGGTATCCAGGCAGGCGGCGGCCGGTTCGATCTCGGCGTGACCGGCCTCGAGAGCAGCGAGGCCAAGGGCTCGGGCCTGAGTGCCGTCCTCAGCGACCAGATGGTCAACGACGCTTACACCAAGGGCCTGACCTCGCTCATGCAGATCGGCCAGGGCCAGGCGACCGAGGTGGGGCAAGGACTGGAATCCCAGGCGCGCGCGAGCGGCATTCAGGCACAAGCCGACGCGCAGGCCGCGCTCGAGAACACCGAAGCGAATGCAGGCGCGGCCGGCACGGCGCTGGGTCTCGGGATCCAGCAAGGCGCGAGCTGGCTGCAGAATCGACCGCCTCCGGTCACGACCGGCTCGAACCCGAACGGCTACCTCGGCACCCTGAACAACCCGTCCGCTTACGTGGCGGGAAACGGAGGCTGAGATGGGCTTTTTCGATACGCTCGTGAATCCAGGGAGCCTGTTCGGCGAAGGCGCCAAGGGGCCGCTGCAAAACGGGCTCGAGGCTTCCTACAACGGCTTCGGTGCGACCAAGGACCTGCTCAGTGCCACCGGTGATCGGCTCAGCGGGAACGGCGGTCCGCCGCCTTCGACGACGGCGAGCGATATCTACGCGGAGCTGACGCGCGAGCAGTGGGAGAACTACGTGCAGACCTTCGTGCCGATCGAAAACCAGTTGATCGCCTACGCGACCAACGACCAGCAGCCGCTGCTCGAGGCCCAGGCCGCGCAGAAGGACGTGCTGGGGCAGTTCGACCAGACCGGCGCGAACGAACAGCGCCGGCTGCAGTCGCTCGGTATCACACTGTCGCCACAGGAAGCTGCAGCGAGCGCGCGCGTGCAAGACAACGACCGCGCGCTCGCCGTCGTCCAAGGGCAGAACCTGGCGATGGACCTCACGCGCCAACGCCAACAGGGCATCCTCGGCAACCCGGCGCCCAGCACCGGCTCGATCGCTGCGCAGGCGAGTGGCCTGCAGGTCTAGGAGAACATCATGGCCGGCATTCAAGGTGCATCGCTCGCGAGCGTGGGCCTGGGAATCCAGAAGGAAGCCCTCGACGAATTTTCAGCGACCGCCAACGAGGAAGCGCGCCGCAACGCCGAGAACACGCAGATCGAAGCGCAGCGCAAATCCGGGAACATGGCCCTCGGCAGCACGGTCGGCGGCCTGGCCGGCGGGGCGATCGCAGGGGCCGAATGGGGCTCCGCGGCCGGGCCGTGGGGCACGCTGGTCGGCGCCGTTGCGGGCGCCCTGTTCGGCAAACTTTTCTGAGGAGTGAGCGATGTCAGTCGGCGGTTCCGCAGCGCAAGGCATTCAGTCCGGGTTCGAGCTCGGGCTGCAAGCCGACGCGGCCCGGCAGCGCCGCTACGAGTTCGAGCGCGAGCACGCCCTGCGCGAGGAAGCGCAGGCGCGGCTGAACAAGCAAGAGGAGGACCGCTACGGGCGTCTCGTCGATGAAACGCGCCTGCGTGCCTTCGAACAGCAGCTGCAGGCCGCGGAGAAGGACATCGCGCGCTACGCCTCGATCGGGCAGCAGCCCCCCGAGGATGTCCTGCATCGCGCTGTCGCAGCGCGCATCCAACTGGAAGATGCGCAACAGCAGCTCGCCACGACCGGGCGGCTGCAGCAACCGGCCGGGGTCACGGCCATGCCCGCGCCGCGGGCGAACGTCGCTAGCGCCGCGGTGCCCGCTTCGGCGCCCGTGCAGGGCATCCTGAGCACGTCGCCTGCCACCCCCGCGCCCGCGCCGGCCGTGCCGCCCGCGGGGGTGGGGGTGGGGGCGACCTCCGGGCTCGGCCCCCAACGCGTCCCGGCGGGTATGCCGCAGCCGCTCGACGACACG